GAGTGTCATGTTTCTTCCTTTCGTTTTCATTTAAGATTAAAAGTTTGGACTCCACCTCTTGCCTTTTCTGCAACACCGGCAGCGTGGTATATATAAGCCGGTCCAGGGTGGAAACACCGTCCACCAGACCGGCTGTAATGCCTTGATTTCCGATAAACACTTTACCGTCCGCCATGTTTTCGAGCACCGTGTCCGATGATTCGCCCCGATGCCGGGCGATGGTATCCACAAACACGGAATACAGATAATCCACGCGGTTCTGGAGCTCATCCTTGCCATCCTTGGATAACGGTTTGTACTGTGACATCAGTCGCTTGTATTTTCCCGCGTACACCTCGGTGGTCTTGATCCCTAATTTTTTCTCGTACTGGGAATAATCTATGTGCGTGGCCACCACGCCGATGGATCCGATCTGTACCGTATCCCCGGAAATATGGATTTCATGGGCCGCCGATCCGATCCAGTACGCCGCGCTGGCTATCATGCCGTCGGAATATGCAATGATCGGCTTTTTATCCCGGCCCTCAAAGATAATATTGGCCAGCTCCAGGGTGCCGTCCACGGTTCCTCCCGGCGAATCGATGTCCAGAACCAGGCCCTTGATATCCGGATCGTTGAGCACCTCGGTGATGTCCCGTCCCACCAGCTCCGTGGACACCCCTCCGGAAATCCGTGTGAACATATTGGCCCGCTTGGCGGTCACTCCATGGATGGGAATAACAGCCATATCGTTGACCACGTCATAATCCTTGGCCTCGTTTTCCAAAGGCTTGCCGATCTTGGCCTCGATGGCCGCCAGGTCGATTTTGTCCCCTCTCAAATGGGTGGAATAAATTTCCTGAATTTCATAGAGCTTTTCCGGGATAATGGCCCATGGACTGGTGAGTATGTCGATTATTTTCATTTTTTCACCGCAAATAGACGCAAATGGACATAAATGTTTTTTGTTTTTTTATTAGTGTTCATCTGCGTCCATCTGTGGTTTCCTTTTTTTTAATTTTTTGTTTCGTCCTCTAAATCCGAGTCCAAATTTTCGTCATCCTCTTGTGAGGCAGGCGGTTCCGGCCCGATCTTCGACGCCGGCGCCGCGCCCATGCCCGCATCTTTTTTCATCCGCTCTTCCTTGGCCCGCTGGGGAAATTTTTGTTCCCAGTCCCCGCCGGTCAGGGCAGAGGTTTCCTCGGAATGGGTGGTCAGAGTCAGGGCCAGGCGTTCCTTGGCCGCATTGACTTCCTTGAGTTCATCGATCTGGCCTTTGGACGGGCCTGTCCATTCGGAACCCAGATATGCCATTTTAATTAATGTATCCCCGTTTAAAAACCCCGGCGCCGCAATCCGGCCCAGAGCCACGGCCTCGGTCATCCACAATTCATATACGGGCTTGCATAATACATCTTCCAGCCATTTTCTCCGTCCCATGTAAAATCTCCAGGCTTCTAAAAGCGCGGCTCGGGCAGCGGAATAACTGGCCGTAAAATGTTTGACCAGGATTTCAAAAGGCAGTTCCAGGGCTACGCCGATCTGCCGGGATATGGCCAAAACAAAGTTATCAAAGGTCTGATTGGGACGCCCCGGGTTGGCCGTTTCGATACTTTCATTGGGTAAAAGATCCAGGATGGCGCCGGATCCCATTTTGTAATCCTTGTCGGTGGTTTTTCCGCCGATTTCGGTAGTGGGCATCATGGGGGATAGGCCCGCATGATATTCGGACTTGACAAACACCGTGAAAAACGAACTGATCACCGATGCATCCACTTCCGCATCCGTGTACCGCCCCAGTTGTTTCATGGTCTCGATTACCGGAGCCAGGTCCGGCACGCCTCGGGATTGACCCACCCGGAGTTTTCTGAACAGGTGAAGCACATTGCTTCGACCGGTATTGGCGCCGTACGCAGGCACGGCTTCCCATTCATTGGATTTGGCATAGATATTTCCGGGATGTCCTTTGAGAATGTAATATTCTTTTGGCCGTCCATTAACATCCTTTTGGATACCCCCGGCCAAAGTATCCGTATCCTGAAGGTTTTCTTTGTTGCACACCCGGTCCGCCTCGATGAGTTGGAGCTGCAGGGGATAGGGACGGAACCGGTTTAACTTGGACGGGGTAAGGACAAACACATCCCCGTTTTCCAGGGTGGACCGGAAAGAAAGATCCTGGATCCCGGCAAAATTCTGCGCCCCCGTAACATCGCAATTCTTTGAATCCGCCCAGAGCCGCCATTCCGCCTCGGTACGGGATTCCCACGCATCGGCGGCATCTTCGGTCATATTTAGAATATCGCGATCGATCCGGGATTTTAACTTCAGTCCCGTGCCTACCACGGACGTGACTTTTGTGTTGATTGCGCCGCACGCCAGAGGATTATTCCGGATCAGATCCCGGGACCGTTCCCGAAGATCCGGAAGTTCGGATATAATATCCGTGTCCGCGTCTCCCGCGGAAGGAGACCATTCGGACAAGGGCCGCCGTTTTTTGGACGCCCCATGATATGCGCCGGCCAGGGCCATGGCATACCGCGCCCGCAAACGCTGCGCCCCGCGCCCGGGCGAAAAATAATTGATCACGCGATCGATCGCATTCGTCGTGACTTCAATTTTTTTATGCCGGATTTCTCTCATTGTTTTTTTTCACCGCAAATACATACGGATGGACACTAATTTTTTTTAAAAAGGTTCGTGTTTATTCGTGTCCATTCGCGGTTAATATTTTTTTTCGTCTCTAAACATCAGTTACCGGCGTCACGCCTCGCACCCGGATCCCGCCACCGTTTGTTTCCCGCTCTGCCAATACCTGCAGGCGTTTTCGTTCATCCATCAATGTTTTTAAGTCGGCACTGGTTTTGGATCGGTTTCCAACAGAATAGGCTTGCGCGCCCGTGAGGATGGCGGTGATGGCGGTATCGATCTGTTCGAGCTGTTCGGTATAAGTCAGAACGACCATAAAAAAAACCCCTATGCATAGTGGTTGCAAGTTTTGCAACAACCATATCACGGGGTTTTTTGAAAAACCGTTATCCGATGAATAAAGTACCTAAAAAGATGCTAAAGGTGGCTAAAAAGATGTTGACAAGGGAAATAATAGCTAATAATTAATTATTAATTATTAATTATTAGCTATTAATTATTAATTATTAGCCCTCTTCTTTGATATATTTAGGCGTGTTTTTTAAATATTTATTCCGCTGGTACGCCATCCAGTTATACAAATCCACATTCAGCGCCCGCCAGACCCGTTCCCCGTTCCGCTTCCAGGCCGGCAGATTCTCGTGTTCGATTAAATACATGATTTGCCGGGGATCTTCCTTCACAAATCCGCATATCTGCTCCGCCCCCTTCAAACACTCGATTTTAGAAGGAATGTTTTTCATTTATTATCTAACCGCGAATACACACAAATACACACCAATATTTTTTCCTTGCCTTGCCCAGCATTGCCTTGCCATGCCGTGCCTGGCCATGCCTGGCCACGCCTCGCCACGCCTCGCCGCATTATTTAATTATTTGTTTCATTTATTTGTTTGGGCTGATGCGCGTTCGGCAGTTTTTTTCGCCGAAATGCCGATTTTATCCATGCTGTCCGGGCGATTTTTGCCAATTGTAATTCACGGCTTTCAAAATCCAGCAAGTTCTGATCCACATTCGCTAAAATATTCATAGACCGAGAAAGTGATTTTTGAGATTTTTTAAAATAATAATCCGCTCCCACCCGAATTTGCTCTTTTGGATGTAAAATCTGATATCCGATGCCCTGAATTCGATATAGACATAAATTATAATCTTCCAATAAGACTTTTTTAGTTTTTTCAATTCCCGTTAAATAGTCGAGCTGTTCTTTTTGCACCTCGCTTAAAGTTTTTGCTGATTGAATTCCCATCCATCCTTTGAATTCTTCATGGGTTATAATTAAACCATATGATTCATTTTCAAACCGCTCCCGGATTTTTTCCACTGCGGTTTCCCACATGGGATATACATCTTCCGGCGGAATATATTGATAGTTATCTGACACAATTACCTCTCTTTTTTAAGGTTTCCCTGCCTCGCCTAGCCACGCCTCGCCACGCCTCGCCTTGCCCAGCCGGGCCCGGCCTAGCCTCGCCCCGCCTCCCACAGCCTCGCCTTATTAATTTATATTATTCTATAACTTCAATTGAAAACCGTCCAAACTGCCCGCCTTTTTCCACACGCCAGTCGCAAAGCCCGCACAGTCGTCCCGCATCTTGCAAACATTGGATCACGGTTTCCCGGTTAATCACCGTAGGATCATATAGAATGATACACTCCATCGACCAATCATTAAATATGGGTCGGGTTCTCAAAGTGGTGGCCTGCCCCACTCTCACTGGCGTTTGAAATATATAATCTTTAAAATAAGGGTCCAGTTCAGGATTCGGCACCATATCATTTGAGTTTGCTCGAATTTTTTGACCGGCATATTTTAACGGAAAATAATCATTTTCAAGAATACACCCGGTTTTCCAGAGCATGCCGTTTTTCTGCTTGGTGGCTCCTCTTTCAAAGCATTTATTCAATACCCTCATGGGAAGTTTTACCTCTCCGTCATAAAAATAAAGGCCGCCTTCCCATTCAATGCGCGCCAGCTCCCAAATATCCTCGATAGTCTTTTTACGTTTGCCGGATTTTTTGGACAATTCCTGAGAATATTTATCCAGCGGATTTGCCATCCTATTATTGTGCGTCAATAATGGGGTTTCACCTATAATTTTAAATTTAATTTGCTCCATTTTTCTGTCTCCTTTCACGATTTTTCGCTTTTTTAGACGTTTTTTTTGAGCGTTATTTAATTTTTCCTTGCCTCTTTTATGGCGTAGCCATGGCGGGCGGGACATCACCAGGACCCCCACTAGATGCTTTGCTTTCATTGTCCAATTGTTGCTCATCAATCCATTGCGTTTCATGTATTGAACCATCTTCTTTGAGTTTGTCGGGACGAATCTGACAAGAGGTGCAACCATTCAGGTAAAAACATTTTGCGATTACAATTCCCTCAAAACCCGTAATTCTATCTTTTACTTTTTGACCTAATTTTACCATTTTCTTTCCCTTTTTTTTGTTTAAACTTATTAATCACCAATCAACAATTAACAATCATCTATCCTTGAGCCACCCCGGTCGCTCATAATCCCGAACCCCGCGCCGATCACCGCCGGAAATTCCTTTACTCCGCACTTTCCGCCCGGCTTTTGCCGGGGCGGATCCGGGAGATGCAGGCTTTTGTTTGGGCCAGAACATCATGCCCAGGATATCGTGGGCGCACAGGCAAAGGACGGCGCAGTCCCAGAGATGGTTCTCTTTTCCTGATGGGCATTCCCAGACGCCGGCGTCGTTGATGAACTCGGACGTCATGTGCCGGGCGTAGGCTTCGGAAAACTCCGCGTGTTCGTGCCAGGCGCCGGGGTCCGCCGGCGAGATCTCCAACAGGCTGGATAATTCATCCTTGTAATAATTCGTATTCACGTTGATACCCTTAAGCCCGCCGGGGATCGGCTTTTTACCGCCGGGAAAATACTGGAGGTTGTTCCAGGTATGGGCCTGTGCCATTTTCTGCCGGCCGAACGACGGGATGATCCGGCCCCGGTTCCGGATACAGAATTTATACACTTCGGACGTGCGATGCCCC